CCAGCCAGCGCCGGGCGGCAGGGCCAGCTGGCCGCCGCCCACGCCTGCCGCGCCGGGCATGTTGACGACAAAGACGCGCTGCACCCCGGCCATGCCCATGGCCGCGTCGGCGATGCCGCCCGCGCCGCCGCCCTTGCCCTTCACCATCCGGTTGTAGCCCATGCGTCCGGCCATCAAGAGGCCGAGGCCGCCCATTCCCGCCTGCAAGGGGTTCTCCGAGGCGTATTCCACAATCCGCGCCCAGGCCGATGTGCCAGCGGTGGCCGCGCCGCCCAGCTCCGCCCGGTCCACGGTGTTCTGCGCGCGCTTCACCTTGCCGAAGTTGGAGCCCATGACCTCCTTGTAGTCCTTCTCGATGGTGTCCGCGTTCATGGCCTGGTCGCCCTTGCGCATGGCCTCGCGCACCTCGTCCAGGTTCTGCATGATCTGGTACCAGAACGTTTGCGTGTACTGCTCGCGGAAGATGCGCCCCAGCTTGTGCATGTCCATGAGGCCCGCGCCCTTCATGGCCTGGGCCATGTCGAGCATGCCCTGCACGCCGCCCTCGCCGTAGAACTTGCCGCCGGGCGTGTACTTCTGGACGTCGATCTTGGCGAACTTCCGCATGTTCTTCTTGTCGTGGGCGTTGAACAGGTGCCCCATGCCGTGCTCCAGCATGGTCACGGTGGTGCTCGGGTCCGTGGCCGGGGCGGCCTTTTGCACGGCCTGGAGGATCGCGCCGGTGAGGTTGACGCCCTGCACGCCGCCGATGCCCACCTGGGCCAGCTTGGTCAGGAACTTGGGCGCGAACATGCTCAAGCTCTGGGCCTCGAACCGGCCCGCCTTGGAGTGGTAGTAGAGCATGTTGTGCACGGCCTTGAGCTGCTCGGGGGTGATCTTGAACTTCTCCTGTAGGTCGAAGTCCATGTTGGCGATGTCCTTCACCGTGCTGCGGAAGGCCACAGCCGAGCGGTTGGCCTCGGCAATGGTGCCCTCGATGGCCTCGAACCGCATGCCCGCGTTGGCCAGGGTCTGGATGGCCTCGGCGTTCTCCTGCGGGCTGGCCAGACCGCTCCTGGACAGGTTGATGGCCATGTCGCGCATACGGGCGGCCTGGCCAGCGTTCATCTCCGCCAGTTGCTTTGCCTCCAGCAGGGTCTTCTCGAAGTTCAGGTTGCTGGTGATGGCCGCGCGCGCGCCCTGGAGGCCCAGGTACCCGCCCGCCAGCCGCGAGATGTTGGAGAAGCCGCCCATGGCCGTGGACAGCTCATGCGCGTGCTTGCGCAGGCCCAGGAACTGCTTCGAGGCCCCGGAGCTGAACTTGCGCAGCTGGGCCTCGGCCTGGCCGAGCCCGGCGGCCACGCGGCCACCGTCCCAATTCAAGCGCAGAAACACAGCCAGGTTGTTGCTCACGGTCGGGGCCTCTTGGTGTTCGGTTTATTCTTGCGCCGGGTGGCGACGAAACGCTTAGTGCCCTTGCCGCCTGCGGCTTCCTTCAGGTCCTCCGCCTCGGCCAGGGCCATGGCCAGGAGATACAGCCACTGCCCCCGCGTCAGCTCGCTTCCGGCTCGGCCAAAGACTGCACGAGCCTTTTCAGCGTGGCGGTACTGGAATCGCTCAAACGAGGCGTGGCGGGATTTTTTTTTACGTCCTCCAGCAGCTGGGCGAAGTCCTCGGCGCTCATGTTCACCTCGCTGGGCGAATACTCGCGCTCGTGGTCCAGGTACTGGTCGATGAGGAACATCTTGTCCGCGCGGGCGAGAGCGCCGCGCAGCTCCGCCGCGCTCTCCACCAGGGGCTTGCCCGTGGCCGGGTCCACCAGGGCGCGGGCAAGCAGCTCCGTTACCTTGGCCTGCTCGTACAGGTCGGCGTTGGCCACGTTCACGTCCTCGTGCCCGGCCGCGCGCAGGGTCTCGATGGCGGCCAGGCCCGCCTCCATGTAGTCGGCCTCGGTGAGCACGCGCAGGCCCAGCTCCACGCCCTGGCCGTCCTTGCTGGGCAGGGTCACGCGGCGCTGCGCTGCGCGCCCGGCCTTCAATTTGGTGAGAAGATCGCTCATGGCTTATTCCACCTTCCGGTCCAGGGCTTCCACGGTGATGTCGCGCTTGGCCTCGCCGTCGACCTGGTACTTTTCGCCCACGTCGGTGGTGAAGCAGCCGGTGTAGCTCACGCGCTTGTCCCCGGTGTTTAGCGGCTCAAGGGTGATCTTGGCGTTCTCGACATCGGCCCATTCCGGGTCGCCCGGCGTCACCGGCAGGGTGATCTTGAGACTGAACTCGGCCACGCCTTTGGCAAAGCCCTTGGGCTTGCCGGTGCGGTTCATGGTCTTCACGGCCTTGCGGCCAGTCTTGCGCGTCACGTCGCAGGATTCGACATCAAAGTCCTTGCCGTCCACGGACAGGACGATGGCGCCCGTATATTCGATGGTCATGTTGAACCTCTCTTAAACGCCCATTCACGGGCGGCTACAGCAGCAGATCAATGCGGCCAGCGAACACGTGCAGGCCGTTGACGATGTCCACGGGGATCTTGGCGTTCAGCCGGTTCGGGTCCTGGCTGTCGCGCTCGCAGATCACCCCGTCCTTGTTGGCCTCCACCGCTTCCACTATCTCCAGCTCCTCCAGCTTGACGAGCACGTCCAGGATCTCGCTGCGCACCTTGGGGCCGGTGCGCTCGGACAGCTTCTCGCGCGGGAAGCGTAAGGAGATGCGCTCGCGCACGGCCTTGCGCACGTAGTCCAGCGTGCGGATGGAAGTCAGGTCGAGCAGGCTCACGTCATCGATGCCCTGCGCGTCCTTGGTGTAGGTGGTGATGGCCCGCACGATCTGCACGCGGTCGCCGGGGCCGACCTCCAGCGGGGTGACGCCGTTCTTGAGCAGCACCTCCTGCTCGGTGCGCGTGAGGCGCTGGCCAATGTCCGGCGCGTCGATGCCCAGCAGCTCCAGGGTGTTCAGCGGCCGGGCAGGGTCTTCCTCGCTGGCGATGACCGCGCCGTAAGCGGCGGCGATCTCCCAGGGCAGACGCCTGGCTCCGCGCAAGAGCGCGCCGCTGATGCGCCCATGGTCGACCTGTCCGGCCAGGGTGGTTGCCGTGGCCAGGGTTCCGGCCAGGGCGTACGCGCCGATGGCCCCGCGTTGCTCCAGCGGGCCGCCCACAAGCTCCAGATGGTCGCGCAGGGCGGTCAGGCTGGCCTGGTCGGCAAAGGGGGTGATGATGATGTGGTGCCCGGCCCCGGCAATGGCGGCCAGGGCCTCGGTCAGGCTCGGATCGGTCGCGCCGCCCGTCATGGCCGTCACGCTCGCGGTGAGCCCGGTGGCGGTGCAGATGGCCGCGATCTTGATGCTGTTGCCCAGGGTGCCCTTGTGCAAGGCCGTGAGGGTGAGCACCCCGGCGGCCGCTGCAAAGGCCACGGGCAGGTCCGGCTGCTGGTCGGCCTGGGTCTTGAGCGCTGCGGAGACATCCGCAGCGGTGTCGCCGCTGGCCACGGCCACCTGCACCAGGTCCATGCCCACCTGCACGGTGGCCACGCCGGAGCCGGTGGCGGCTCCAGCCAGGGTCGCGGTGCCGGTGGCGGCCACGCCCGCGCCCGCATCGTCCAGGGCCATGCAGGTCAGGTCGATGTACGCAAAGGCCTTGATGGCCGCGCGCACCATGCGGTGGGCCATGCTGCCCTGGCCGAAGCACTCGGCGGCCTCGGCGTCGCTGAAGACCTGCGTGGGCACAAGGGCGGCCACGCTGCCCTCGGCCAGGCGCTGGCCCAAAATGAGCACGCGCTGCGCGTTGGCGGGCAGGGTGCGCACCGCCAGTTTGGTGTTGAACTCGAAATACTTGCCCGGCTTGCGGATGCTGGCCGGAATCTTGTCGAAGCTGATGTTCGGGCTGGTCATGGCTTACTCTCCTCCGGTGGTCGACTTCGCGCCGGCCTTTTTCGCGGGCAGCAGGTCGCCCTCGGCCAGGCGGCGCAGGTAGTACGCGGTTTCGGGCACATCCACGGCCACATCCTCGGTGATGTACTCGCGGGGTTTGTCTTCCTTGGGCACTTTCAGGCCAAAGGCGGCTTTGACGATCATGGGGACTCCTTATGCTGTTGACGGTATTGGGTATGTCGAATATTCGTTGATTACGTGTTGAATCGTTGACCAAGAGGTGCGCCATGGCTGTCTATTCAATGAGATGCCCACACTGCAATACTGATAAAGTTTTGTTTACATCTGTTGCTGACTCAGTGATTCAGCAATTTGATTTTTATAAAAATTTTGATGGGTCAATCGCATCTTCGACTTATAACCTATTTATACATTGTAACAATTGTCTTGGAGGTTGTGTTCTTCTTGTTAAAATGAAGAAGCAATGTCCATCTTCACCTCACAACATACCTAATGGGACTGAATTTGAAAAATACTATGAGGTTTATGCGTGCTACCCAAAGTGCCATGTTAATGAGCCTCCAGATCATGTTTCGAATAATATTTCTAGAATATACATGCAGGCTGTTGACAGCTTTCAGCGAAGCAACTTTGATGCATCTGGTGCAATGTTTCGCAAGACACTTGATATTGCGACAAAGGAGCTTGGCTCGACGAGTGGGAAACTTCACGCTAGAATTAACGAACTCGCAGAGAAGCATGAGATTACTCCAGCAATGAAAGAATGGGCTCATGCTATTCGACTTGACGGTAACGATGCCACACATGAAGAAGATGCCTTTGATAAGGTAACTTGCGAGGCGCTTAAGTCGTTCACCGAGTTGTTCTTGCTTTACGCCTTCACTCTCCCCGGCCTGTTGGCAGAGCGTCGCGCCAAGAAATCCAGCTAACGCATTCATTCGCTCTCCCCCTGTTGCAGGGTGATGAGGTCCACTGCGTCCGGTTCGCCGTCACCCGGCGGGGTGAGGTCGTAGTTGATGCCGATCTGTTCCAGCTCCGGGGCCTTGCCGAGCAGGAGGGTGGCCTGGCCGGTGCGGACGAACGCCGTGTGAAGCTCCAGGCCGAGCACGGAAATTCCCTGGCTCTGGACGCGGGTCTGAAAGATGGTCAGCGTCTTGCCAGGCTTGAAGTTGTCGATGGCCAGGCCCAGGTCCTGCCCCACGAGGAGATTCCACATGTCCTCGCGCAGGCGGTAGGTGCCGGGCTCCACGCCCTTGGCCGTCTGTGTCCCGTGCCGTGCGGCCTCCGTGTTGCGCACGCTGCGCGCCCCCACCATGATGGCGAAGGTGGCCGGGACCAGCCACTTGTCCGGCCCCTTGCGTTCCGGCTTGCCGGAGTCGGCCAGGACCACCCACACGGCGGGCAGGGCGCGCATGGCCTTGCCCAGGCTGTCCAGGTCGTCGAACTCGCCGCCGTAGGTGCCGATGGCGGCCAGCTTGTAGCCCAGCTCGCCCGAGGCGCTGGCCTGCTCGATGCGCGCCTTGAGGGCGTCCTCGATGGCAGCGATGGTGATCTCGGAGGTGAAGTCGGCCACGCTAGTAGTCCTCCAGGCTGCCCTGCGGGAAGCTGCGTTCGCCGGGCTGGATCAGCACGCTCGTGGACGTGGGCGCAGCCTGGCCAGCCTGGTCCAGTCCCAGGCCCACCTTGCCCGCGCCGATCTGCTCCAACAGGCGCACGGCGTCGCGGTAGCGGTTGCGCGTGGGGTCGGTCTCCAGGACCTCCGCGCCGGAGAGCCGGTAGCGGGCGATGTCGCAGCAGATGCCCGTGACAAGCCTCGGCACATTCACCAGAGGCAGGGCGTAGCGCCCGGCCAGGTGGCCCTCGATCTCCGCCGTGGCCTCGTCCAGGATCGGAGCCAACACGGCTTCGTCGATGCTCCCGGTGTGCTCCCGGTCGGTGAGGGCACGAACTTCGCCCTCACCAAACCGGGCCACCATGTCTTGCGTGGTGGCGTAGGCCATGGCCTACTCGCCTCCCCCGTCAGTCTCGTTGCCGTCGCCGCCCTTCTCGGCGGACTTGGCCTCGTCCTTGCCGTCGCCGCCCTTCTCGGCGGACTTGGCCTCGTCCTTCGGTTTTTCTTCGGGCTTCGGCTTGCCCTGACTCTTGGGCTGTGCGGCGGCGGTCTTGGGGGCCAGGACCAGCACGCCCAGCTTGAGCAGCTCGCGGGCTGCCTTGGCCTCCATCTCCACGGTGTCCTGGTCGCTGCCGGGGCCGTAGCTCTGGCCGTTGTGCTTCAGGGGCTCGGTCACAAGGTATTGCGGCATGTTGTGTTCCTCGCGTTCTCGGCCAGGCCGGGCCTAGTCGGGGTTGATGATGAGGAAGCCGGAGGCGATGCCCGAGAGCACCGGGGCGCGCTCGTAGCTCATGCCGTAGAGCCAGCTCCGGGCCGTGTCGTTGTAGCGGGGCGTCTCCACCATGGGGTGGCCTTCCAGGGTGTAGGTGTAGCCGTAGGAGGGCTCCTCCATCTGCGAGGCCTGGCTCGGCACGTAGCCCAGAACGATGTAGTTGCCCCACACGTCGCTCATGACCCCGGCGTCCGAGGCCTTCACGGCCTTGCCCACCACGACCTTCTCCAGGTCGAGCTGACCGGCCAGCATGTCGGCGGTGATGGATTCCTTGCTGGTGTACTTGAAGCGGTCCACCACCTTGGCGTGGCGCTTGGCCGCCTTGAAGGCCTTGGGACCGAAGATCGCCACGTTGGGGTACATGCCGCAGGCCGAACGCACGGCCTCCTTGGCGTCGTCGAAGGTGCCGAAGATGTCGGAGGTGTCGTCGCTGAACTTGTCCGTGCCGGACAGGGTGATCTTGTTGTTCACGCCGTACAGCGCGGCGTTGGTGGCCAGCTCCGCCTGCTCCAGCTCCAGCGACAGGGTCAGCACGCGCATGGTCAGGTTCACGGCCCGCGTGCCCAGGTTGATGCCCGGAATTTTGCTGGCGTCGCGCATGTGCTCACGCGGCACGGAGGCGTCCAGGGCGTGGTTCTCCAGCGAGTAGGGCTTGCCTGCGTAGCCGAAGGTGATGCGCTTGACGTCGCCGCCGGGCGCGCGGCGGGTGTTGTAGGCCAGGAAGTGCTCCTTGCCGAACTCGATGATCTTGCCGCCGGAGACAGTCACCGGCACGGACGGAAACAGGGTGCTGCCCACGAACTCCTGGTTTTTGTAGCCCTGGACCACGGTGGTCAGGATGGGATCGACGACCCGCACCTGGGTGGGATTCATGTTCATGTGTATTGAGCCTCCTTGCGGGCCTGGCTAGTTGGGGATGTGGAAGACTTCGACGAAGTCTCCGGCCTGGGTGGCGGCCTGGAGGGCGCGGGCCAGGGTCTTGCCGGTGGTCTTGAGGATGGCGCGGCCGGTGGCGTCGGCCTCCAGTTCGACCCCGGCGTCAAAGGCGGCCCCGGCCTCCACGATGGAGGTACCCAGCGCGGTGACGGGGATCATGTCGCCCGTCACGCCGGAATACTCGCTCACGCCCAGGGCGTTGGCCCCGGCCCCGGCCTGGGCACCGGCTGCGGTGGTGAAGCGCCGCGCGGTGATGGTGCCGGTGGCCAGCACAGACAGGGTGAGAATGGGGATGTTCAGCTGGCCCATGTTACTTGCCTCCTGCGCTGACGGCCGTCACAGCCGTGATGTAGTCCACGCCCTGGTGCGCGGCCTGGTAGGCCAGGGCCTTGGTGTGCAGCTCCAGCCCGGTCGCGTCCACGGTGAAGCCCTGGGGCGCGGCGAAGCTGACGCTGCCCCCACCGGACGCAAGAGCGTTCGGGTCGCCGGTGGCGCGCTCGGTGAAGTCCACCAGCTTGGGCGCGCTTTGCAGCATGTCCTTCATGCTCTGGAGCGCGGGCTTGCTGGTCTTGGTGCCGCCTTCCTCGGCAAACTCCAGGCTCGCGCCGGTGGCGGCCAGGTTGTCCAGCAGGGCCACGGTGGCCAGCTTGTTGGCGGGCAGCAGCTTGCCCTCCTTGACCAGACCCTCGGCAAAGGCCAGGTGCTGCTCGTGGGTCACGAGCAGAACAGCCTGGTCGGCCTTGGCCTTGGTTTCGGCGAAGTCCGCCTTGTCCTTGTCCAGTGCGGCCCGCTCTTCCACGAGCTTGGCCCTCGCGGCATCAAGTTCCTTCTGATCCACGTCGTCCTCCTTGGACTTTGGTTTGGCCGCGCCCTCGGCGAACGCGGGTTGTGCAAGATGGTTCTGGGGCAACGCCTGGTCGGCTGCGTCCTGGCCGAACTGGCTGGCGAGCCACTCGCGGAAACTGCGCCACAGATTGGCGTTCTGCCGTTCGGCCCAGGCGTCGCCCTCGCCAAAGGTGGCGAACTCCACCACGCCCTCCTCGCCAGCGGCGAAGGCCACGGGCTTGAGACCCTTCACTGCCGGGGCGGCCGCGCCGAGAAAGCCCACATGGCGCAGGTAGAACACGCCGGGAACGGGGTTCTGCGGGGAGTCGGGGGTGTAGAACGAGGCGGAGATCTTCTTGAAGCGGCCCGCGCGCACCAGCTCGGCGAACTCGGGGTCCACCTGGTGGGGGCTGGCGGCCAGGCCGGATTGGGAAAAGGCGAGGGCTTGCACCCAGCCATAGGCCGGGGCGTCGGTTTGGGGGTGGCCCACCACGAGGGGCGCTTCGTGCAGGGCCGGGTCGTAGGCCTTTGCCGATGCTTCCAGCATGGCCTCGGTGAACGCCAGCGTGGTGCCGCTCACGTCCGTCTGCGTGCCGGGCCGGAAGATGTGGATGGGGGCGGGTGTCTTCATGCCCGCATCCTCGCCGAAGCGAGGGCGAGACATAACGCGGACAGGTGTCCGGGGGCTAGGTTCTGCGGGGGGAGGTGGTGGTTAGGTGGTGCATCGAGGGTATGCCGAAACCGGCGGCGTTGGCAATCCCCCTCCCGGCGGGGTGGTGTCGCGCGGTAGACTTGCCCCCCACGCGCGCCAGGATGCGTTTAATCTAGTGTTTAATGGATTTCGCTAGCCCTCATGCCCGGAAGCCTTCCGTTAGCGCCTGAAGCGGTTGCGAAGGGCGAAGGCGAAGATGGTTGCCTGAAGAGCAATCAAAAGCTGACTCACGCCTTGACCAAGGCGCTGCCAGCCAGTGCCGCTGGATAAAATATTTGTGAACGGAATGTAATCAAGCGTCTTGATTAACTCTTCGCTATGCGAAATGGCATCGAAAGGCGAGGGAATCATATTGTGCCCCAGCGGCAAGATTACCAAAAAGGCAAGCTTCTTCGCTTTTCCATTTCGCCGAAACCACTGGTCATTGGATAATCCGGACTTTTTTGTCTTGAGGACTACATTTTCTTCTTGGCAGTCAACTGCTGACTCACTTGCTCGTATATAGTTTTAGTGTGAGCATAGTTGTAGCCTGGCATGTAAACTGGATAAAGTTTCATGGCTTGCTCCAGGCTTTCCTTAGCCCCGACGAAATCACCAACTTTGGCTTGAGCAGTACCAAGAGTGTCCCAATAATTTGGTTCATAAGACCAAAGTTTTACTGCTCGTTCAGCCAGGCTAACACCTTCCTTGGGATTAATTCCCATGTCAACCAGATACCAGGCCAAAAAGTTGAGAGAACGATGATTGTTCTGGTTGGATTCAACAGAACGTCTCGCAAGAATAATGCCTTCCTGCATGTTGCCGCTTATTACAGCGGCTACTGCTTTTAGGTAAATGGTCTCGCTTTCATCATTGCCGTTTCCCTGGCTATCGTGATAGTGAAAATCTACAACTTTACTGTTGTTGTCAAAAATAAATTGAAGCTCCTGATAGTCTTCCTTGAAATCACTCTGATTAACACCATGGTCAACAAAAAGATTTGAAATGCCCATGGTAAATAATGCTGCGGTCCCCTGTGCGATTAGCCTATCATGCTTCGCCTGACCAATTGTGTAATTGTAGTCATAAATATATAGTTCGCCGAGTTGCCTTTGAGCGGAAGGATGACCGTAAGTATTGAAGACCTCAAGCTTGGTACTTCCCAAGCCAACTTTACCTGGCAGATAGGCAATCTTTTTGCCTGCTTCATTGTATGTTGAGGCACATCCGCTGACCAACACTGCAATGGTCAACATCGCGATAATAGCAGCAACCTTTTTCATGACGTTTCCTCCGCCAGCTCTTTATTGTCTTGCTTGATATTTTTGCAATCAATTGTAAACGCCTACCAGGAAATTGTACAGAGCTAGTGTTCATCTCAAAGCGTCGGCGTTCTGTCCATAGCCAATACCACCACGTGAGTATACGTATCCTTGCGGTAAATTCGAGAGGAAGGCAAGAGTCAAAAATGGCCGAGTCTACTCCATCCGCCCGGTCAGGAAGGCAATCACCGAAGCCTGGATCTGCCGCTCGTCGCTCACGTCGAGGGCCAGGTACGGCCGGGCCGGAATGCTACCTCCGGTACGCATTCCTCAGCGCGATGGCGAAAAACGCGGCCTGAATGGGGATGACTAGGCGGGTGAAGAGGAGGATGAAGAATTCCGCTGCTCCGTAGATCGGCTTGAATGTGATGGCCTCCTCCTTGATGAGCAGGAGGTACTTGAGCAGGGACAGGCAGACGGAGCCAAAGTTCTGGATGTTCTCCCAGGTTGGCCAGGCAGGTCCGTGAATGGCGTATGTTTCGCTCTGGACCCCCCCCATTCCTAGTAGCAACAGACAGAACAGAAGCATTCCTCCAAACGCCTTCAGCGGCGGCACCCAGCGCTCCCCAAACCCGCAAAGCCGCCAGTACAAGCCTAGCCAATGGAGATGCCAGATATATGGGTATCTGCTTTTTACCCCTGCCAACTTCATCAGCTTTTCCCGGTAGTGCCACCAGGAGGTCATTGGCTGATCGTGTTCGGCAGCGGCCTTTTGCTTCAGGCTTCGGTACAGTTCCTCGCAGGCCTTGTCATCGCGGTAAAGCCCCTTGCAGTCCTGGCCGCTTTGGAGTCCATCCGCTTCCGGCAAAAGCTTTTCAGGCCAGTCGCAGCCTTTGAACGAAAAGAGGTCCGTTTCCAGACTGGTGAACGAAAGGTTGGCTAAGGACGCGGCTTGAAGCGCATGCAGCCGAAGGGCCTTCTCCTTTGTCTTGACCTCTTGGAAATCCGCTTCCCCAGCGAAGAGGGTCCGAGTGAATTTGGCGTTGCGTACGAATCTGGCCTCGCGAAAAGAGGAGCTGCCGGTGAAGTTGGCCGCTCCAAAGTCCGGCACGCCCTTGAAGATGGCCGTTCCGAAGTCTACTCCGTGCCCAAATGTGGTCTGTTGAAAGGTTGTTCGGCCCTTGAATTCAGCTGCCTTGAAATCCGTTTCGGCACCAACGAGGGCATTGTCGAATGTCGTCCCTTCGCCGAAGATGGCATTGGCGAAGGTCGCCCATTTGCCGAAGGTGGTTTTATAGAATGCCGACCGCTCGCCGAAGGTGGCGTTGCAAAATTCCGACCCTTCGCCAAAGATGGCATTGTCGAATTTCGCCCCTTCGCCCCAAATGGCATAGCAGAAGTTCGCCATTACGCTGAATTCGGCATTTTCGAATCTCACCTCTTTGCCGAAGGAGGCCTTCTGGAATTTCGCCCATTCGCCGAATTTGGCCTTGTTGAATGTCGCCTTGTTGCCGAAAGTGGCTTTGTTAAATGTCACCATGTTGCCGAAGGTGGTATTGGTGAATCTCGCACGTGCGCCGAATTTGGCATCGTCAAAACTCGATTCTTCGCCGAATTTGGCCTTTTCGAATATCACCTTTTCGCCGAAGGTGGCATTGTCGAAGATCGCCCTTTCGCTGAAGTTCGTTCTGCAAAAACTCACCTCATCGCCGAAGATGGCATCGCCAAATGTCGCCAGGCCTTTAAATGCCACATTACTGAATAGCGTCTGGTTCCCAAAGGTGGTTTTGGAAAATCTCACCTTTTCAACAAAGGTGGCCTTGTCAAATCTCGCCATACTGCCGAATTTGGCCTTCTCGAAGGACGCCCAATCGCCAAAGGTGGCATTGTCGAAGGTTGCCCATTCGCCAAAGGTGGCATTGTCGAAGGTTGTCCATTCGCCAAAGGTGGCATTGTTAAAGGTCGCGTATGCGTCAAAGGTGGCAGTGTCGAAGTGCGCACCGTCGCCTAATTTGGCATTTTCGAAATCCGCCCCTTTGCCGAAGGTGGCATTGGTGAAATCCGCCATTTTGCCGAAGGTGGCATTGGTGAATTTCGTCCAAGCGCAGAATTTGGCATTGTCGAAATTCGACTCTTCGCCGAATTTGACCTTGTCGAATGTCACCTCTTCGCCGAAGGTGGTGTTGCCGAAATTTGTCTCTCCCTGAAACTTTGCGTGGCTGAACAAAATAGGCGGAAGAGGGTTATCGCTATCGTACGCACTGAAGGAAATTTCACCCAAGAACACGACGCCTGCCATATTGCAGCGGTTGCTTTCGCCAGCCGCCTTGTTCTTGGCAATAACCTGATCAATGCGATGAAAGACGAAGGTGTTGAACGCGGCAACTGAGAGATACGGGCATCCGTCGATCATCTTGTAGTTTGCCGGGGCGTGGAACAGGCAATAACCCTTGCCCTCATCGTCCACATACTCGACAGGTTGAGGATCGCCCCATTTGTACTCTTCACATTTGCAGCAGGTCATGTTCCCCTCATTCGTATCAACGTGCTGGGCAAGGAATACCGCCACGCAAGTATAGGTATCTTTGCGGGAAATCCGAGGGGAAGGCAAGAAGCGTGAAATGCTGCGCTTACCCCAGTCTGCCAGTTAGGAATAGCAGCACCGACTCCATAATCTGCCGCTCGTCGTCCACGTCCAGGGCCAGGAAGGGCCGGGCCGGGATCTTGGAGCCAGGGTGGTGGACCGAGCGGCGGCAGATGCCACCAAAGGCCAGGGCCTTGCCCTTGCGCGCGGTGATGGTGTGCGCGCGGGTGGTGCCGCCCAGCTGCTGAATGGCGGCATAGACCAGGTTGGTGCCCACGGTGGCGCTGGTGGCGTCCGCGCGGCTCTCGATGCTGGCCGCCAGCTGGCCGGTGCGCTGAAGGATCTTGCCCGGCCAGGTGCCGGTGCGCATGCGCGAGGCAATGGTGCCGGGAGCGAGCCCCAGCCAGGCCGGGCGGCCTTCGCTGTGGAAGTTCCGCTCCACCGCACGCTCCATGTCTCCCGCTATGGCCCGCATGGCCGGGGAGGCCTCCAGGCAGCTCACGCGCAGCATCTCCATTGCGTGCAGGGTGCGCTCGGCGTCGATCTTCAGATCAATCATGAGCCCTTGCCTTTGCGCAGCTCGCGCGCGGCCTGGGCAGCTAGGTCCGGCGGGGCCTGGGCCAGCTTGCGCACCACCATTTCCTGCATGCCTGCCCCGGCCTGGCCGGGGTTGTACGAAAAGCCAGCGTCCGGCGAAACGAACAGGCCGGGCCGGGCCTCGAACCGGGCCACCTTAGCCATGGGTGGTGCCGTGGGCATGGGCTGGCCTGGCCGTGGGCGGCCCGTGGGCACTTCCTTCTCGGTGATGCGCCCGGCGGAGTCCTGCACGGTGCGCCCCCCGGCGTGGGCCTCCCCGTGCGTGAGGGCTGAGACGCGGCAACGGCAACGCCAGCCGTTGGGCGGCCAGTACGACTGCCAGAAGCTGTCGCCCGCCGGGAACACCAGGCCATTCAGGGCCGCGTGCTCCGGCCGGGTGCGGCTGTCCATGACGGCCACGTACTCCCAATAGGGCCGGGCCGCCGCGTTCTCCGCAAAGCGCTTGTAGCGCCCGGCCATGTAGCTGGTCTGCATGTTGGTGCGGTAGATGGTGGCCAGGCGGTGCGGGGCCAGGCGGCGGCCCGCCACCTCGCCGGTCAGCGCGTCGCGGATCTCGCCCTTGCCCAGCCAGCCGCGCCGCTTCAAGAGCGGCTCCAGCTCGCGCTCGAATTGGGAGAGCGTTTTGCCCTGCTTCAACGCCTGTTCAATGCCCGTGCGGATGTCCGTGAGCACATCCAGCTTCAGCACGCCCGCCACGGTGAAGGCGCGCACATGGGCCTCCTGCCAGACCTCGCGCCAGGCCCAGGAGAGTGTGTAGCCCTTGGTCTCGAAGTAGGCGATGGCCTGCTCGGGCGGCAGGCCCAGGGCAAAGGAGAGGTCCGGCATTTCGGGCATGGCCTAGCCTCCTGTCTTCTCTTCTGCCTGCGCGGCCAGCCTGCCCCAGACCTCGGCCACGAACATGGCGCGGGCCAGCTGGGTGGCCAGGCCGGTGGCGTCCAGGTCCGGATATATCTCCGCCAGCCTGGTCATGGCGTCCTCGGCGCTGTCGCCCTTGGCCAGCAGGTCCACCACGGGTTTCAGCATGGCGCGCATGGCCGCGTCCATCTCGTCGGCGGGCAAGCCGTCTGCCGCCGCGTCCAGGGCGGCCTGGTCCGGGTAGAGGGCCTGGTTCGAGAAGTCCACGCCTTCGGTAAAGGCCGAGGCGTCAGCGCCGTCCGGTATGCTCGGAGTGGCCGCGCCCTTGTCCAGGTTCTTGTCCATCCCGCCGCCGGTGGCCGTGCGTCCGGGCATCTCCTCCCATTCGCCGCCGTAGGCCTCTGTGAGGCTTTTGAGCGTGGGCCGGTAGCCCAGCGTGCCCAGGTTCTTGTCGCGCTCGCTGCGCGCCGTCTGGTCCTCGGCGGGCTTCACGTCGCGCCAGACCTTGGGAGGGATGGCCCCCGGCACGTTCAACTCCGTGATCCACGTGAGCAGGGTCTGGTTCAGCGTGGCCGAAAGCAGGTCCGCGTCCGCCGCCACCAGCTCCAGGCGCACCTCGTTGCGCAGAATCGCCGCGCTGGCCAGCGCATCGCCCGAGTCCTTGGCCCCCGGAGCATCGCCCAGGATGATCAGGCCGATCTGTTCGTCCAGATAGCGGCAGAAGGCTTCGTGGCTGCCCGCGCTGGAGCGTTTGGCCTCCAGCAGTTCAATGGCCATGCCCTCGGGGATGACCACCCCGGCGTCGCGGGCGATGGCCCCCAGGGCGCTTAAGAGCTTGCGCTGTTCGGGCTCGCCCGCGCCCGCCGGATATTTGCCCACGGCCGTGGGCGAGGCGTACTTGTCCAGGAACAGCAGCCAGGAGCGGAAGTCCTCGCGCTTGAACAGCACGTACCAGAACAGCCTGGTGCCCAGGCCCAGGCCGTAGGGCGTGCCGTCCTTGTCGCCGAAGGTGTGCACGATGAACTTGCGGTTCGGCACCGGCTCGCCGTGGTACATGTTCTGCGGGGTCAAGAGGCGCAGGCCCCCGTCCACGTCGAAGTGGAAGCGGCGCTGGTTCTTGGGCTTGATCTCGCGCGGGTAGATGGTGGCTCCGTCCGTGTCCCACAAGACCTCGGCCACGGCGTAGCCTTTCAGCAGGGCGTCCATGAGGCTCGTGGTCAGCCTGTCAAAGCCCAGGGCGTCGAGCATGGCCTTGGCCACCTCGGCGGCCTGCTTTTCCCTTGCCCCAGGACCGCCCGGAACCACTTCCCAGGGGCGCGCGGTGACGGCCAGCTTGCGCTTGTTCAGGTAGCCGAACACCGAGCCGTCGCGCTCCAACTGGTCGTAGATCTTGAGCCCGTCCGCGCCGCCACGGGTCAGCAGGGTGTCGTCGGCGTTGCGCAGGATGCCGTCAAAGGCCGGGAACAGGATGTCCCGGTCAACGGTGGCGATCTCCTGCTTCAAGTCTTTCTGGGTGGTGGCTTTGGCCATGAGTCCCTCCGGGGGTCGTTCTTAGTAGTCGTCCATGCGGGTGACGAAGCGCTCCTGGCCCAGTGCCGTGAACTCGATGGGGATGGCCGGGCGCCCTGCGGCATTGACCGCCAGGAAGCAGGCCCAGGCGCGGTCCGCATGGCCTGCCGCGTCGCTCTCGGCCACGAAGCGCGGGCTGCCAGTGGGGCCGACCACGCGCTGGAGCTTGTGCAGGTCCGCGCGGACGTCCTTGTCGCCCAGGGGGATGCGGATGCGCCGGTCCTCGAAGGACTCCTTGCCCACGGTGGCCAGGGTCAGCTTGTTCGGGCCGGTGAACAGCACGCCCTCCACGCGTAAACTTCCGTGGCGGCCCTTGGCGTCCTCCACGGGCTTCTCGCCCATGCCGGTCTGGTCCATGCAGGCCCGGATCACGCGGTAGCGCTCGAACACGGCGTCCAGCAGGGCATCCTGCTCGGCAAAGGTGATGCGGCGTCGGGCGATGATCTCCCGCGTCCAGAGCACATCGCCCACGGCCTCCAGCACCCAGATGACGAACAGGTCGCGCCGCGCGCCGATGTCCACGCCCACGAAGCATGGCCCGCCGGTGTACGCGTCGGGTGCGCCCGCACGGTCATGCTCGCAGCTGTTGATGAGCTCGTACGGCAGCCAGGCTGAGGACTCGTCCAGCCATTGCAGCTCGAACTCCTGCAGCCAGGCGTCCTCGTCGTCGCAGCCCTCGCGCAGTTCGGCTATGTCGCGCTCCAGGCCCTCGGCCACGGCCTGGTGGATGTCCACCACGTGGCGGCTCCAGCGGTCGTTCTTGCCCGTCACCAGGTCGTAAAATTTGTTGCCCTTGCCGTTGGGCGTGCTGACCACGCGCAGCTTCAGGCCAGGCTTGGAGATCACCGGGAACAGGGCCTTCCAGATGGCGCGGCTGTCCTTGTGGAAGGCGAACTCGTCCAGCAGCACGTTGGCGGAAAATCCGCGTGCGGTGTCCGGGTTGGCGGGCAGGGCCGTGACGCGCGAGCCGTGGCGCAGGATGACCTCCAGGGCCTTTATGCTGGAGCCGTCCTCGTAGCGGTAGCCGGAGTCCTCCTCCACGGCGTCGAAGGCCGCGCCCATGGCCCGCAGGTGCAGCTTGAGGCCCTCGTCCATGGCCTCCTTGGCCTGGCGCTCCCCGCGCGAGAGAATGACCCAGCGCGTGCGGGTGCTGGCGACATCGTGCGCGACGATATCCTCGGCGATCTCCAGGGTGTTGGTGAAGGTCTTGCCGGTCTGGCGGGCGAACATGCCCACCTTGAATCGCGCGGGATCGTCGATCCAGCGGCGCTGGAACGGGTAGAGGATGCCGCCCACGGCTTAGGCCTCGCCCCGGTAGATGGCCCGGACGCGCTCCAGCACCTGCACCGGCGTGAGGGCGTCGCGCCTGGCCTCGCCCGTGGCGGCCGTGACGGCCTTGTCCAGCTTGGCTTCCGCATCCTTGCGGGCCTGTTCCTTGATCTTGCCCACCAGCTCGGCGTCGCTCTTGCTGGCGCGGGAAAGATGGTCCAGAGCCTTGGCCAGCAGCATGGCGCCCATGGGTTCCAGGGTCACGCCCTTGCCCTCGGCCGCTTCGTTGCCCTCGCCTCCGTCCTCGTCGTTGGCGTTGGCGTTCAGCGCCAGGTCCATGAGCACGCCATGCATCAGCTCCACATTGAGGCGCAGGGCCTTGGACTCCGGCGCGTTGCCCAGCTTCTGGATCAGCGCCTCGGCCACCTCGCGGCTGCGGCGCAGCTTCTCGCCCACCTTGTCCAGGTGTTGCTTGTAGCGGCCCAGGGCCGAGCGGGAGACCTCCGCGCCCAGCTGGTTCAGGTGCGCGGTGATCTCGTCGAGCGTGCGGCCCTCGTCGATGAGCTTGCCGATCTGTTCGCGCAGCTCGGGCGGCAGGCGGCGGACGGTGGACTTGCGCGGCATGGCCTATTCCCCAGGTTCGGGGCGCTTCACGCCGGGCACCGTGGCGCGTCCGGCGGCCACGTCCGCCCCGCGCGCGGTGAGCTTGCCCACGGTGACGCCGGAGGCCTGGCCTATGGTGACCAGGCCCTGCTCGGCCAGCCAGGCCAGGTCCGTCTCCACCTTGTCGTGGCTCACGGTATGGCCCATGGACTGAAGCGCCGGGCGCAGCACGTAGACGTTCAGCTGGTAGCCGGGGTCCTCGGCCAGCAGGCGCAGAATGAGTAGGCGGCGGTCCTCGTTCAGCAATTGGGAAAGGTTCATTTTTCGCTCCGCAGGTGATGCTCCAAGAGCAGGTTCAAGGGGCGTTCAATGCGCTGCATGACCTCCGACTGGCCGCGCACGGTGGCCTCCACGGTTTTGATGCTGCCCTCAATGGCCGCCAGCTGCACGGCCATGGCCTGCACCTCGTCCGCGTTGGGCAAGGCCTTTTGCGCCTGTTCCAGCTTGGTCTGCGCCTGCTCGAGCTCCGTTTGCTTTTTGGTCTGGGTTTGGCACTGCGCATCGCAATGCGTGCGGGACACAAACTGTTTGCGCAAGCTCCACAACCCCCACATGATCAATCCCTGGACGATGAGCAGGATTGCGGAAGAGAGACGGACAAGGATTTCCCACCAGTCCATTTTAGCGTGCCTCCATGGTGACGGTCTTGGGGATTCCTTCCGCCCACTTGATGAGCGCCAGGTACTTGGTCGTGGTGTCCCGGCAAATCCGGGCGTTGTCGCGGTTGACCACCTGAATGTCCTCCGGGGTCACTCCGCCTTGTTGAAACTCCCCGGCTTGAGCGGTCGGTATTGCTCCGGCTTCTCCATCAGGGCCGGGGGTGGCGGCGGGACCGGCTGGATCGCCGTGGCCGAAGCCCCAAGCTTCGTTGTACAGCCCCACCCAGCCAGGGCCGAAAGTGCAACGGCCATCAACAGCGGCAACAGAGCGCGACGCATCGGCTATCCTCCGGTTGGTGATTTTCTTGCCTTGTTCCGAAATGGTCGCGCGGGCGGCGGCCAGCTCCCCGGCCAGCTTGTCGCGGCGGATGATCTCCGCGTCCACGATGCGCCGGGCGGTGTCGCTGGCCAGGCGGTTGGCCTCGGCGATGCTCGTCTCCAGCTTGGAGTACTTGGCATCGCCCTTGTCCTTGGCCGTGGCGAACCCGTGGCGGTAGCCGCCCCAGGAGCAGGCCAGGCAGAGGATGAGCACGAGCAGCGCGCCGCCAAGGCCCAGGGCCAGCTTCGCGCCGGATTTTGATGCGAGGGTGGTCAGGTCCACAGGTGCCTCCTACTTGTCCGGGTTGTCGGGGCGGACGTTGCCGCCGGTGATCTGCCCGCGCGCGCGGGTGAGGTAGCTTTGGCCGAGCGCGGCCACGCCCCCGCCGCCCAGGATGATGCCCAGCGCCTCACCAAAGGCGGCTGCGCTGAACTCCTGACCTTTCCACAAGGCAACGGTCTGGAAGGTCACGAGAGCGATGAAGGCAGCCAGGACAAGCGCGGTGTGGGCCTCGGTCGGCACGGGGCTGGAATTGAAGGCGCGCGGGAAGATCATGCGGGATCTCCGTCGCCAGGGGTCAGGAACAGCTCGCGCTCGGCTGCACGGCGGGTCACCAGGCCAGGCTGGAGGCGGCCCTTTGAGTGCACCCAGCGCTTGAACTCCGCCGCCGCACCATTGATGTCGCCGGTATTCAGCTTGTTGAGCAGGGTCGAGCCACGGAAGGCTTCATCCCCAACGTTGAAGGCGAAGGAGACAAGCGCGGAGAACTGATTGCCGGTGACAGGGACTTCGAGCGCATCCTCAACGGCGGACTCGAAGCGTTCAAGGTCGGCCTGCTTAAACAGAATCGCCAGGGCCTCGGTGATGACCATGCCGGGGTAAACGTCAGGCCCGGTATGGCCCCAGCCGATGGTCCAAACGCCAGCCGGGCAACGATAGGCCTCCAGGCGCAGCTCCTCACTGACGAGGATCAGGTCCAGACCCTGGCGGTTCGTGCGTTGCATGTCGGCCTCCACGGTTCTCCTCCGTTGCCTCCCCCCGGCTTGGCGCGAGCCGGGAGGAGGCGGGAGGGGTTGATGGCGGCGAAGCGCCGCATCCGTGGTGGAGACTACGTTGGCAGGGGCCGCGCTCTAACGCGGACAAGTGTCAGGGGCGAGGGGAATTGGGCAGTATGCAGGGGAAATGGCACGTGCGGGGAGGGGGAGTCAAGGGGGAGGATATCTCCCCCCCTGGCTCCCGCAAATTATTACTCCACGTCCGTGGACTCTAACACCTCTATTTCTTTCCCATCGATCAAGCCGTTATTAGAAACACAAATTTCAAACCTTTTAAACAGACCGAAAAATTCGTTAAGGTGCATCTCAATGGAAATCCGGCGCACCGGCAACGGCATTTCTGAATCGACAAGTTTCTTCATCTCTTCAAAGTCCGTTGCCTTAACGACATATGCATGGACATAGACAGGGTTGTCCTGCGTCGACGTGTGCACCTCCCCGGAGAACATAGAAATACCGACAAGCAGTTCATCAGGGTGGATCAGTTCATTCTTTTCCAGATACACACGCATTGAGTTGCTGGCATGATTATCGGCACAAGATGTACCTTTCATGTCGCCATACTGTGTAGATGCATAAAATCTTTCTGAATTCATGTGTCCTCCTAAGTTTGCGCGTAGACGCTTATATGGCCGTCACCAAACATCATCCAGAGCTATTCCGCAGCAAATGGGCTATGATACTACGAAAGCAGCGGACACCACCCTTCACCTCATCCTCGTTCATTTTTACCGCGGGGCTACTTTGGGGCTGGGGGTTTTGCCCTTCTGAGCGGATTGGGTCAGAAGCTCACGCAAAAGCCTGTTTTGCTCCTGTTGGGTAGCAATCTGCTCCCGTAGGATCTGTAGCCTCTCCTCTTCCTTAGAGGCAGACGTGGTACGCTCTTTTGCAGCGTTTGCTTCTACCGCGAGATCGTGGCTGTAGCTTTGGCAGGACACTACCAACGAAGCCAGCCCAAGGACGACCGTGACAGCAATACCTCCGACCGCACACCATACGGCTATTCGTTGGGCGCGCGCATCCGTTTTCCCTTGCTCTTCCGCTTGTTCAATATGCTTTCGAGTTGCAGCAACGGAGTCAGACAGAAGCCTTTCCGTCAGTTCGGTCCCGTTGCCAATCGCGTCTTTCAGTTCGTCCAGCTTTTCGCTTAGTCTCGCGGTAGGGCTCTGCCCGATGATCGCTTCCTGCAACTGCGCTGCACCGAGAAGAGGGCGGGCCTCTTGGCTTGGCCATGCGGCCGCCGTCTTTTCGAGTTCGGCTGCCAGTCTACCCGTTGCCGTCCCTGCTAGCGGGTTTTTAATTGCGGCAGTCATTTTTTCCCATTCGGCAGCCAGCCTTCCCGTTGCCGTCTCTGCTAATGGGACCTTGAACGCGGCAGCGTCGGGAAAGGCGGCAGCCCTAGCTGCACGCTCGACATCCGCAATCACGCCCTTCGCGATGCCAAGGTCAGGAATATAGGCCGCCTTCGTAAGACGCTCTACATCAGCGATAGCGCCCTTAACGGCGGAGGCACCAAGACCATTGGTAGCCCTTGTAAGTCGCTCGGCATCCTCCATTAGCTTCTTGCCAATAGCACCGCCGGGATAGGCGGTTGCCCTTGCGACTCGCTCGGCATCCGCCATCAGGCTCTTGGCCACAGCAGTCTCGGAAAGCCAAGCGGGCGTGCGCATTGAGTCAGCGATTGCTCTATGGAGTTTGAAGTCTCCCAAAGCGTTACGTGTGGAAGCCGTAAGAAACCCGGAGCCAAGAGCAGTATTCCAGCGCTTCATGGGTTCAGTAATCTTCTCGTTCCATTCGCGGACGTACCGAACAAGTGCAAGTTCAGGGGAAAGCGGCTCCCCCGAGTCGGTCAATATTTCCTTCACCCGTTCGCGTTTGAGCACCGCCTCAGCAAAACGGCGAACGTCCTCCTCGGTGATTCGCTCCCTTTGTTCACTCGTAAGCGGTGAACATTCCGCGCCCTCGTCGGTCGGTTTGTTTTTCACCATCTTCAGCATCATCGATTTTGCCAAAGAAGCTTCAGGTATGTTGGAGGTAGATTCGAGCAAGGGGGCCACGTCGATGAGGACACCGGCATTCAAGGGACCGATCCGGAGTATGCCCGCATCTTCTGTCTCAATATCCACGTTGGCGGAAAGAGTGGCGAGGTCGATCCCGATGGACTTTGCAGGGGGGGCGTCTTGTCCTTCACTCATGGAGGTATTCCTGATGAAAGTTCGATAGTACGAGAAGGATTAAGGATTAAGCTTGGCCTGTGGGATAGGCTTAAGCGGTAAGTCGGTGAGCCTGCGATGTGGCATCCCCTCTCTAGGTATACCGATACCAACAATACTGCCATATTTAACTTTTTTTGCAGTCGCATGAACGTCGATCTGAAGTTCAAGAACAATCGCGCCCTTCCTGCTCCCAATGCGTTCCTCTAAAGCTTTGAGGAGAGTTTGCTTAGCCTCAGGAGCTAAGTGTTCAAGATATCCATTCAGGGGGACGCCCCCCTGGGAAAGTTCAAGAACAGGGATAGGTCGTTTCACATCCAGTTTGTCGAGGATATATTTCCCGTCACACGGAATCGTTACCTCATGCGAACGGGATCTTTTAGTTTCGACTAGTTGTTTTGCTTTGTCACCGCTAATTTCTTCCAACCCCGCGACAGAAATCTGATCCTCTGGATCGAGAGTTTTTACAAACGACCGAATTGGCCTTGTGGCTTTCGAGGTGTCAAATCCATTCTGTAACGCAACTTCTTTCATTGATCGGATCGCTTCAATTGCGACTTTGTTTTCTCGAGACTGTTCTTGTGCCGACTCATAACGAGAGTATATTAAATATCCTGTAGAGCATGCCATAAATGTCATGAGTAGCGTAAAGGTCAGCTTTGGGGGCATTTTCTTTATCGCCTCCTTCAGGAATGGAAGAAAGTCTGGATCGAGTATTCCGCTACCCTTACGGACAGCAACCTTGATGAGTGGGGCGTCTTCACCAATAATATCTTTGTATTTTTTACAGAATGCATTAAGCTCTTCTTGGAGGGCCTGAACATACTTTGCCCCTCTCACATCAATCCGCTTGTCCCAAGTTACGCCTTCAACGCGTATTGGTATACTCGCGCAGTTGTCTGAAAATACTACCCCGTCAAAGCTTGCTTCACCATTTGAAACTTTCCACATGAATGAAACGAGTTCGTCAAAGTTATTGATCTGTTGCATATCCCCCCCGCTGATTGAATATCGGCACCGGAATATGCACCCCGTATCTCAAAAAGGCTTTGTCAGACAAGTGATATTACACACCTGGCAGCTTACACCACCCCCCATTTTCTCCCGCCGTCACCCCACTTTTATGCCTCCGCACCGTCCTGGCCGTCACCCCCACTTGGCGCGCGGCCTGCTCCACGGACAAGCCCGCGTTCAACCCGCGTTCAATGGCCGCCCAGACCTGGGCGCGGTTGCCGGTGAAGGGGCCAAGGGGCACTTCCACCTCGCCGCTGCCCAGGGCGCCCGCGATGGCCTTTGCCGCCTCCAGACCGCAGGCCTGCACCAGCCAGTGCCTGTCGTGCAGTGCCTCGGGCGTGGGGATGTAGGCCCGGCCGCCGCCGCGTTCCTTGGCCAACTGCCACGCGGCCTTGACCCCTGCGGCCTGGGCCACCTGGGCCAGCACGCCGGGCAGCTGGGCCAGCACGTAGTCCGGGATTGTGTGCACGGGCGTGTCTGTCTGTAGGTCAGGGCGCGGCATGGTTCGCTTCCTCCGGCACGGGCGGCATGATCCGCCGTTTGCGCCTGCCGCCCTGCATCAGCGCCACCATGACGCCGCGCAGTTGCTCGGGCGTGGCCCACTCCAGGCGGTCGAGCTTGTACATGCGCTTGAGGATGGCCTTGGCGTAGTCCCAGGGCACGTGCTTGCCCTGTTCCGTGCCTTTCTCGGCCAGCAGGGCCTCGATCTTGGTCATGAGCGCCGAGCGGTCATAGGGTTTGGCGTTGCCCTTGCCGAGCCCCCGGCCCAGATTGGCCGGTGCGCCGTGCTTGTCGCCCTTGCGCGTGCGGGCGGCCTTGGCCTGCCAGCCCAGCTTGGCGAAATGGTCGAGCAGCTTCTCCAGGCCCTTCGTGTCCAGCTCCTTGGAGGACTCCACGCCGTGACGGGCCAGGACGGCGCGGTAGGCGTCGTCGGTCAGCTGGAGCTGGGCCTTGGCAATGTGCACCTTGGCCAGCAGGGACTTGCGGGTGTCGAAACTCATGTGGTCTCCATTAAACGGCTGCTCGTCAGGCCCAGGCCGCCACGCCTGGACGACCGCACCCCGCCCTTCTTATGAAGAGGGCGGGGGCGGTTTCGCGTGGGGTCAGGCGGCCTTGCTGATCTCCTCCTGTTTCAGCTCCAGGTAGAACTCGTCCGCTGCCTCGCGGCGCACGCCGATGGTTTCCAGCCGATTGTCCGGCCAACCGCGCAGGGCGTCCTTGTCCACCTCCACCTTGGTGCGCAGGCCCTCCGTAAAGCCCAGGTCCTGGATGCGTTTGAGCACCATGGCCCAGGTGGTTTTTGCCAGGGTGCGCAAGCTGGTGGCCTTGCGGAAGCCGATGACGCCGAAGTTCAGTTCCACGCTGCGCTTGCGCTCGCTGAACAGCTCGTCCTTGCGGGTCAGGCCGAAGGTGCCCAGGGCGTCCTCCAGGCGCTTGCGCGCGGCGACAAGGGGCTCTTGCTGGAGCTTGGCGGCGGCCTTGAGGGAGTCGATCTGCTCGTTCAGGCCGGACTCGATGGCAGCCTGTTCGCGGGCGATCTCGGCCAGCTGGCGCAGGGCCTCGTCGGCCTGGGCCAAGTCATTGATGATGAGGGGCTGGGGCTTGGTTCTCGGTGCCATGTGCGTTCTCCTTATTGCTCAAGGGTTGCGGTGACAGGGGCGGTGATGGGCAGGGCCGCCGCCTCCAGGTTGCGGGCGATAGCCGCGCATTCGTCGAGCACGGCGACAACGCGGCTGGCGATCTCCCATTGCTCCTCGGGGATGAAGCCAGCCAGTTCGCGCAGGCGATTCACAGAGCTCTCGATCTTGTTGGCTAACATGCGTCCTCCTCATTTCCGGGCTTGGGGTTGATTCTGCTGTGGGGGCAGCCGCTGCGGCAGGCGGTGAACAGCCGCACGCGCTGGGGGTTGGTGGCTGCCCAAGGCTGCCTCTGGATCTCCAGGCAGCGGTCCGCCGCGATCTCACCCGAGGCCGGGCAATTGACCACGGCGGAGAGGTACGCCCCGCGCACGGCCTGCTCGATGCGGTCGGTGGGGGCCTTGTACTTGTTGGCCAGCACCTGGTTCACCGCGCCCGCGCTGTAGCCGATGCGGCCCGCCACCTGGCGCTGGCTGGTGCGGTCGCATTCCTCGGCCAGAGCGATGATCCAGTCCGGGCAGCCGCCCAGATCGGCCCAGGCGGCGCGGGCGGTATCAACGGCTTTGCGCTTTGAGTGTGGGCTCATGCGTCGATCTCCGCGTGCCAGGCGATACGGCCCAGGTTGGGGTCAAAGACCACCTTGGCCCGCGTCACCATGGGCGGCAGGGGGCCGGTGTTCTTGGCCAGGCGGTACAGGCCTTGCGTGCGGGGCGGCTTGCCAGGCCGCAGCACGGCCAGGTACCCGGCGGCGAAGAGGTGCTTCACGTAGCTCTTGGCGTCCTCCTCGTTCACGGCCACAGCCTCGGTGCTGGCGGTGACGGACAGGTCGCGCGGGGTGAACTGGCCCAGCATCTTCATGGCCCGCCACATCTGTTCGCGCGCCTGGCCTTGGAGGACCGGGGTGCCGTTGCGGCGCACCCTGGGAGCCTCCAGGCCGACATCCCGCACCAGTTCGTATGCGGCAGGGGCATAGCGCCCGCCGGTGCTGGCCTGGCGCTCCGTGTTCAGGTAGCCGCCCTGCACCAAGCTGCGGACGTAGGTTTTGATGGTGTCGCGCTCCACGTTCAGGTGGTCCAGGTCGGCCAGGGTGAATCGGCGTAAGGATCGCATGGCCTCCCACATGGCCTGGCGGCCATAGGCCCCGCCCTTGGCGGCCAGTTCGATGACGCCCTTGCGGCCCGTGCGGCTCATGCGCACCTCCGCAGGGGCACCCCCGCCGGGCTGCCGGTGAAGATCTCGCCCTGGTACTCGGCCAGGCCGATCTCCTCCAGGCCGCCCGCCGCCGCGAACTCGCGCACACGGTCCAGGTTCACGCAGATGCGCCGCACGCTGCCGCCGCTTGCCTCCAGCAGCCGGGCCAGCAGGTCCGTCCCCACGGTGGCTGTGGGGCAGTACAGCCGGGCCAGCACGCGGGCGTCGGACTCGCAGGCGGGCTGGGCGGCCTGCCAGTCGAGCATGCGGCCATGCACGCGCTCGAACCGGGCCAGGTTCTGCGGCAGGCCCTCCTCGCCGATGAGGATGATGGCGGCCTGGCTGGATTCGTAGATGTCGCGCACCACCTCGATCATGCCCTTGGCTAGCAGGTGGTCGGCCTCGTCAACGATCAGCGGGCGGCCGGAGAGCGAGAGCTGCTCGCCCACTTGGTCCATCATCTGCGGAATGGTGCCCGCCGGGCGGATGCCCATTTCGGCCAGGATGCTGCCCAGCATGTGTTTGCGCGTCCACACGCTCTTGATTTGGATGTGGTAGGCGCGGTGCTTGTTGGCTGCGAAGATGGCCGCAAAGGTCTTGCCCAGGCCGCTGCGGCCATGGAAGGTGGCCATGCCCGGCAGACCGTAGGGCCGCCCCATGACGCGCTCCACCAGGCCGGAGAACAGCACCACGTTGCGCAGGGGCGCGATGGTGCCTGATGCTCCCGCGCCAAAGCTCTGGCTGTTGTTCTGGCCGCCTGCTTGTCCGCTCTGCTTCGTCATCGTTCCCTCCGTTTGATTCATCATCCTTGTCCCAAGGCCCTGCCTGGCGCGCCAACGCCGGGCGGAGCCGCGCCGTTTACAGACCAGCGCCCGCCGCCTGCGGCAGCCACTCGTCGCCAAATTCCTCGTAGACATTGCGGCAGCCCAGGTATTCCGGGGTGTTCTGGTAGCCGTGCAGCCAGCGCAGGGCGTCGGGGTCCACGGCCAGCCCGCAGGCCAGGGTCTTCTCCAGGCGCAGGGCGCGGGCGTAGCGCACCTCCATGGTCTCCGGCACGGGCCGTACGGCAGACATTTCCGCCGCTAGGGCGTCGGTCTGCGCGTTCAGGCGGTCCTCCTGCTCCTGCGGCAGGGAGGCGGGGGCGTCCGTGACGCGGGCGGCAATCCCAGCCTCGGTCAGGGCCGGGGTATCCCAGGCCTCGGCCTGGCGCGGCAGGGCCTGCACCTTGGCGGCCTCGGCGCGCGCGTCGGCCAGGATCTCCTGGGCGATGTCCTTGACGTTGGCCTTGCGTGCGGCCTGGCGCAGCATGGCCTTGCCCTCGTTGATCACGACCTGTTGCCTGCGCTTGCGGGCCAGGGCCACGTCGCGGCGGGAGACGCCCGCGATCTCCGGGCAGAGCGCCCGGCAGAGGAACGGGCCGTCCAGGTCGAACACGTAGATGGCGCCCACGTCACCCTCGTCGAGCCGAACCAGCACGTCGCGGCCTTCCATGCCGCCCAAGGCCGCGTGGTCATACAGGCCGCCGTCCAGGCGGATGCCCTTCTTGGTCACGCGGCGGGTGCCTTCACCCGGAGCGGGCAACAGCAGCACGTCGAGCGCGCGTTCATCCTGAATGCGCTGCACCGGGTGCGGCCACTCGGCGGCCATCTGCCAGGGGCTCTTGCCGGACAGGCTGGAATGAGGCTTGCGGGCATACACGTCCTCGGTCCAGCGGTCGCAGAAGTCTTGCAGCTCGCCTGGCGTCATGCGCAGTTCCAGGGCTTCCTCGCCTTGCTTCATCAGCCGCTGGGAGAAGCTCCGGCGGGCCTCGATGTCCTTGCGCTCGGCCACGCTGTGGCCCACAAAGCCCGCGAGCAGCTCCACCAGGTCGCGGCAGAAGGTGCCGAAGACGCGCTCGATGTAGGGTTTCTGTTGCGGCTGGAAGGGTGCGCACAGGGTTTGGCGGATGTTCAGGCCCAGGAACAGGCTGGTCATATGGCGGCTCACGTAGTCCGAGCCGTTGTCGGTCTTCACTTCCTCGGGCACGCCCCAGGCCAGGAGCGACTTGCGCAGGGTGGCGGCCACGGCGGCCGACGAGCTGGAGCGCGAGACATGCAGCGTTAACCGCCTGGAATACACGTCGATGCAGCCTACGATGACGTGGCGCGTGCCGTCGGAAAGCAGCATGTCCCCCTTGGTGGAGTCCATTTCCCAGCGCTGGTTCAGGCGCAGGACGCCCAGGGCGTCGCCCCCGGCGGCCATGTACTTGCTGCGCCAGGCGTCCGGGTTCTTCACGGCGGTGAACAGCTGGGCGTTGCGGGACTTCCATCCAGCCAGCCAGCGCTGCACGGCGCGCAGGGTGGGCAGCTTGTCTTCGCCGAAGCGGGCGCGCATGGCCTCCAGCAGGTGCGTGGCGTGGCTGTGCGGGTAGGTCTTGAGCATGCCCAGGCAGAACCCGGACAGCTCCGGGTTGCCGTCGATCTTGCCGGTGCCCAGGCGGTGGAGGCCGTGGTTCCCGGCCAGTCGGGCCAGACCCTCGCGGTCCAGGGCCTTCTGCCAGTTGTGGATGCTGCCCGCGCAGAGGCTGGGCACCTGCTCGCGCGTCCAGTCCGGCGTGCTGATGCGGCCGGTGTTGTAGTCGCTGGCGAACAGCTCTGTGCCACGGCGGCGCGGCAGGCCGGAAGTGGTCAGGAAATCTGTGCACAGCCTGGCGATGAGCGCCCGCGCCTCGGCCCGGCGCTTGCGCGGCTCGGGCAGGGCGGCGAAGGCGGAGAGCGCGCCTTGGCGCGAACCCTCGGCGGCCCGCGTGGCCAGTTCCTGGCGCAGCTTCAGCGTGGCGGCCTCGTGATTTGTGGCGGTGGTGGCGGTGCTGGCCAGGGCCAGGCGGATATCATCCGGCAAGGTGGTCAGGGGGAAGAGCTTGCCGCCGCCGCGTCCGGGCTTGGCCTCAAAGGGCCAGCTCTCCGCGTTGGCCCTGCGGTGCAGGGTGGAGATGGTGCAGCCAAGGGCGTCCGCAAGCTGGGAAGCAGTGCAGCCGTTCATTATGCTGCCTCCTCCTGCTTCTGCTCGCACAGGGTCGGGTCGAACAGGTAGCGTTCGGGAACGCCCAGCTCACGGAGCTTGGTCAGCACGCGCCCGTTGTGCTTTTCCCCGGCGACCGTGGCCGCGACCAGCTGGCGCGAGATGCCGATCTCCCGGCTCACGTCCGCCATGCTCTTGCCCAGGCGGTCCAGATGCTCCTGAATGCGGCGGCGTACGCGGTTGCGCGCCAGACCGCACTCCAGACGCCGCGAGGTCATATGGACACCTCCAGCATCTTCTTGCGCCGACTTGCTTCACGAACGGTTTTGCAGGCCTTGCCGTAGTCGCGGAGCATGCGGTCCTCGGCGGTCATCACGTCCAGGCCCAGGGCGCGGAGCATCATCTGGAGCGGGGCGGAATCGCCTGTGGCGGCGCAGAACACCACCACGGCGAGGAGCGAGGGCGTGTGGTCGCGGTCCGAAGGGGCCAGCCACTTGTCCAGGGTGTCCTTGCTGATGGATTGGGCGTTGCCCGTGGTGAGCCGCAGGCCCGCTTGCCGGGCGATGTCGTTGATGCGGTCCACCAGGAGCGCGCGGCCTGCTGTGTCCGCACCGGCGGCGCGGTTCATGGCCGCCCGCATTGCAGGCACCAGCCCGGCCAGGGCTCCGTGGTCATCCTTGAAGAGGGAGTGTTGCTGCATCGCCTTACCGTCCGCTCGGGTTGGGGGCCAACGTCCAATCTCGAAATCTCGCCGGACGTTGACCCTGGCTATGCGGGCTGGTAGAGACGACTTGGAATGTTTTCTTGTCTACTGCCCGCAGGTCTTTATTTGCATCCGTAAGGGTGCAAAGTCAACTCGTTTGTGTGCAAAACTAGAAAAATATGCACACAAAAATATGCAGGGCAGACTTTCAATGCTTTCAAGTTGTTGCACGTGTTCCCCCCTTCGCCCGGTGCGAAAAGGTTCGTGCGAAAGTTCTACCCTGGAAGTTTGGCGCCATGTCAGAGATCGGATACCGGCTTAAAGCCATCCGCAAGGATGAGTCACAAGAGGCGTTTGCGGCCAGATTTGGCGTGCACCGCAACACTCTCGCCCGTTGGGAGAGTGGAGACCGGACGCCGGACCTGGACTTTGTCCAGCGGCTGGTCTCTGAACTTGGTATTGCACCCGAATGGGTGCTGCGTGGCGTCGGCCCCATGCATGCATCCGCATGTGTCCAGCTCTCTGCCGCAGCAAAGCAGACCGTGTGCGATGTGGACCTGATGTTCGTGCCCATGGTGGAGGCAAGGATTTCTGCGGGGACCGGCAGCTTTCAGACCGAGGTGGGCAGTGAGCGCCTGTACGCCTTCCGCTCGGACTTCCTGAGCCGCAAGGGCAGCCCCGCGCAGATGGTGCTCATGCATGTCTCCGGGGACTCAATGGAGCCGGAGATCAAGCACGGCGACACCGTGTTGATCGACCAGAGCCAGTGTGAGCCGAGGCCTGGGACTATGTACGCCGTCCGCGTCGGTGAGCTGATTTACCTGAAGGTGGTCGATGCGCTGCCAGAGGGCCTGGTGCTCAAGAGCATCAACGCGGCCTACGAGCCCATGAAGGTGGATCTGCGCGGCGACCTGGTCGACGGCGTGGCCATTCTGGGCAAGGTAATCTGGTGGTGTAGGGAAGCGAAATGACCAGTTGGCTGTTCCCTGTCCTTGGAGTTCTCGGCCTCGTCATCGCGATGACCAAGCCGGAGCTTCTCACTCAGAACAAAGCAACACTGACCCGAAGGAATCTCGCATTCCTGAAGGTCTTTTTTGTTTTGTTCGCGCTCATCACCGGGGTAGTGGCTTGGAACACCTCTGGCGGGCAGAGCAAGAAATCACCACCGCTGCCTGCAATGTCAGACGTTACACCTCAGGACTCGGCGCGCATTCAGGCCGCATGGCCGCGCATCCTTGCGCAATGTCCAGGCCTGACAAAATACTGGTCCTCTCTGGAATTCAAAGGCGTCGAGCAGTTTCCTGAGTGCTCGACTGCGCTGAAATTCAAAGTGACGGAGGAGCCTGGTCATTTCCCCGCTGAGTACCGGTCATGGGGGCACAACTGCTGGCTGTGCATCTCGGATGATGGCAGCACGCTTACCATTTGGAAGGCGTCTTGCCAGGAGCTATTCATGGATAAGGTGATCCCAGGGGCAACTGACCACAACCTGGTATTGCCGCTGAAGTGA